CCAAGCTGACCGCCGCCGATACCGTTGTCGTGGCCGCGCTCGACGATCCGGTTATCGTCTCTGCCGCAGCGAATGTCCCCACCGGAACAGTTATTGTTAACGTGGTTGCAGAGGGTTTGGTTATAATTTCGGCGGTTGCGCCGCTGGTTCCTCCGGTTATCGTCTCGCCTATAGAAAGAGATCCAGACGCAGCTACGCTCATAGTAATGGCACCAAGAGGATAGGTTGCGACAGCAGATGAAGTTGATAGCTGCGCCATTGTCTGAGTTATCTGCTCAACTGTCCAAAGGTTAAGACCTCTATTGGCCCAGTCTGCGAAAAGAAGGTTTAAAGATCTCCTGGCAGTCCTCGAGTCATACCCCGTGCGAAGCTCAATGCCACATCGCTCAAAGGCTTCCTCTGTTATTTCGGCCATGTCTAGGTTGAAATCAACAGATCCAGAAGTTGCCATGTCTTATTCCTTAGCCAAAAATCGCCGCTTTAATTCCCATGGCCAATTGAGCAACTATTAATAATCCAACAGCCCATAGAATTCTATTTATTGTATCAACTGATTTCTGAATATGATGGAGATCATTTGACTTTATGACATCTATCTTTTCAGCCAGTAGTTTTAATTCACCACGAATATGAACGATGTCTATTTCATTCTGTCGTTCAACATCGCTCATGATGTTTAGTACTCTTTCAGACAGTACAGGACGACCGAGTAAGTATCAGCAGCCGTGTGTCCTAGCGTCGTTAACACTATGTCCCCAGTCTTGCCACTAGCGGCTGCAACATTGGGAAGGCCACTTACATCTGAATAATCTAGCGTGTCGGAATAATCAGCCGGTAATTCTACGGCGATAACGTCTGTCGTGGCATCCCACAGCAGTTTTACCGCCATACCGGCAGTAGAGAAGACTACTTTTTCAAGCCTTACTCCGGTGCAGGCCGTTCCGTCTTGAAGAGACGAAAGGGCCGATACATCCACTTTAACAACAGCGGATTCACCAGTTCCATCGCTGGTGTTAGTGCAGTAAATTACGGCTTTCTTATCGCCGTCAATTACTGACGTGGTAGTTACGGCATCAGCCATATCAAGCTCCTCCTAAAGGAGCGGGGGCCTGTGAAGGCCCCCACTCAACTGATTAAGATGTGGCAAAGACCGAAGTGCCGGCAGCAGCGCCCGTCCCCGAGGTCGTAGAGACTGCGTCAGCCCGCCATACCGTCCCGTTAAAGGAGAATACGATGCGGCTACCGATACCCGGACCAGCGTTGGTCAGACCAACCATGTTCAGGAAATCGTCCGCGCTACCGTCCGCAACATCCGCTGCAAAAATAAAGGCAAGTACGGTGGTTGTTTTGTACACTACCGAATTAACCTCAAAGAACTCGCCCGCCGTGCCAAACTTTTGAGTTTGGCCGTTAGACATGGCAGCGTGCCAATCAACAATAATCACGTCGCCAGCAGTAGAGGTTGCAGCAGTGGGCAATGTCGCCGTACAAGCGTTCCCATCTGCGGGAGCAATATAATGAGTGTTTTTGACCATAACGTCAGCAAAAGCGTTTGCCATCTGCGTCTTAGCGCCCGTAGCGGCGATCATTCCGGTGGGGTTGGCAATAGCGCCAGTAGAGTCAATATCAAGCGTAGTCGTGACCGCGCCCGTAGTGGAATTAGTGTTGATTACTTCAAAGCCGTTCTCAGAACGAACGGGGCCATTAAATGTCGTGTTAGCCATGAGGCTTCCTCCTTACAAAGGTTTTATTCCCTAGCGTCGTGTAAGCGTCTGCTGGGACAGTCGCTAAGGATATGTAATCCCAGAAACTACCAGGAGGAGGTCTCCCCCCTCCTGGTATATTAGTCACGCGCCAGGAGATCCAAACACACAACGCGGATCAGAGTAACCGAAGCTATAACGCTCGCGGGCCTTGAACCGTACATTGCCTGTATCGAAATCGCCTTCCATCTTGGTAGACATGGCCATCCGCTCAAAGTGGACAAAGCCACGAGGTGCGTCGGTCATGATAAACCATGCGTCCGGGTCAATAAGGTAGTGGTTAACGGCATAGCCTTGCGGAAGCATTCCCATGTTCCGTGTAGCATTAATGTCGTTATCCGCCGTACCGGGACGAAGCGTGGTCTCAAGAAGACGATCTGCCACAAACTGATTAGCTGCGGGGACAATCATCTTTTGGCCACGTACCGAGACTTTAAGGCCGCGCTCATCGACAAAAGCTGCAATGTCAATAAGTGCATTCTCAAGGCTTGTTTCGTTCAAGTCAGACGCCGTGGAGGGTGTGTTACGGAGATCATTGTTGTTAACAAGAGGATGGTCCGTAGCACAAAGCTCCTTACCGTCACCGCCAGTAAACGCGCTATCAAAAGCATTGTTCAAGGTAGCTGCACCCTTCACCTGTTTGGTGTTGGCCATGCTACGCGCCAAAGCTTTTGTGTAACGAGAAGCGAGACGGTCATAAAGATTATCCTCGATTGCTTCTTCCGTAATAGAGAAAGCAAGCGCGATAGTCTCATGCGTATACCTTGCGGTATATGCTTCTTGTGCATCATCAAAAGAAATCGCTGAACCCTCTGATTTAACGGGGGCTGACCCGAAACCAGACAGCATCACTTCCTCTTCAAATGCACGTTCTGAAGATTCAGTGTCATAAATTTCAGCAGATTCGTTATCATACCGAGCATACTCAAGGCCAAAAAGGGCGTTAAGTCCCGGCTCTAGCTCTTTCGCTAGTTGGGCTCTACTAATAGCCATTTTTCAATCCTCCTATACGCCAGTGGTTGAAGGAGTACCAGCCACAATAGCGCCGTTATTGCTATTGAAGTGGTTATTCAACCTAACGATTGCGCCAATACCAGCCGCTGCAAAATCAGCATTCTCTGGATCATCAAGCCAACCCATAATCCGCATTTGAAGAGCAGCCGTAGCGGCAATCGTGCTGATCGCAAGGCGACCCAACGAAACACCAGTAGCGTCTGTTCCTGTAATAGCGGTTGAAAAGTTAGCGTTTGCAAAAACTGCGGCACGAGCCGTAGCGATTGCCGTCCAACTAGCGTCCGTTGCAATTACATAAAGTTGCATCGGGTCGTCATTGACGTATGCTTTAACCGGGTGGTTACTATCTGCCCCAGAACCAGGCCAGTAGTTACTCCACACAGTTTTTCCAGTGGTACTCGAAACGTACTCGCAACCCTGAAAAACGCCCAGCAAACCAACAGTGCCACCAGCAGCAGCGCCAGGAGCGCCGATAAAGCCGGTAGCCAGAGGAATCACGGGTTCGCCGTGATAAATCTTGTCAGTATTGCCGTTCGCAATTTCATAGAACGAATAGTTAGAAGTAGCAGTGGAGTTAGCTGCCCCGCCCATCTTGTTAATAGGGCGAAGGCCAAAGCTTCCATTACTGTTAGCCATTTCCTATCTCCTAGCCCTCTTCTTTTTGAGGGCCTCCAAAAGTTACACGAGATTGCCTATCAGGTTTACTAATAGGCATCGCCGGATGCTGCTCACGAGCTAAATCGTTATCAACAGCCGCCATTTGATTCTGAGTCATGCCGCGAAAGTAATCTTGGCGTTCCTCAACAACTTCAACCGGAATCCGAGCAAGTAAAAGACCGCCTACCCCAATAACACCCGCGTGCTTGCCATCCTCAATAGTGGGAATGTCAAAATCAGGGTATTCATCACCACGTACCAACTCCCAACCTTCCCGGTTGCGAGCCGCTATGTTTTTACGGTCATCAAAACCCATAATTTCAGTACGTATCCACCTATGTTGATAGCCATCGGGGGGATTTGGTGCGTCCAACATGGACGGTGGCTTCCAAGGTTCCGTGCGCGCTTTTTTTGAGCGCGTATTGCTGCTTCTCGGCGTTCTCGTAGACTTTCGGAGTTCTGTGTTCTCTGTAGTCATGATCAATCCCTCACATATTTTGCATATTCTTCAAGCGGCACATTAAGCCTCTTTGCAATCGCAACCTGAGAGGGCGTTAATCGCACAGTTTTTCGTCCACTAGTTTTATTGCGGGATGCGGAAGCTTCGGCTGACGCAACCTTTTTACTTCCCCCGTTTACTTTAATCTTCTTTCCTAATTTCTTAGGAAACTCATCAACTAGTCTTTTGTCAAGTTCACTGTAATACTCATCGGACTGCGGGTCAAATCCCTCATCCTCTATAAGCCGCCGATGAACTCCAAAGGCGGCGTATGTCATAACCTCATCTTGGCCAAACCAATCATTGTCCGAAGCCCAAGCCTCTGCTTTAGGGTCGGCTTTGGCTGGCGGTTGCTGGACAGGAGGCGCCGCCGCTTGTTCTGGAGGGGGCGTGGAAGCAGGCGCCTGTTCCGCAGTCCTCTGCTGAGCAGATCGAAGACGACCTTTCTCCGCAGTCAGGGCTGCTAAAGCCTCCTGTGAATCTACAATTTTATCCACATCGCCAGTTTCATGGGCCTCTTTAAGGTTTTTCTTTACCGAATCAAGCTGGCTAGATACACGATCCCCAAACTGCTCTTGATATCCCTTATCAAGGGCTCCAATCCGGGTCTTTAACGCATCGTTTTCTTTTTTAACACTCTCAGCAAACTCAACTGCTGTCTGCTTTTGGCGTTCCTCTTCTCGAAATCTCTTTGTGAGCTTGTCTATACGGGACTTAACACCCGTACTATACTCTTCAAGCTCTTCTCCCTGGTCGTCCTTAGAAGATATTTCTTCTTCAGCCTCGCCGTCTGGAGAAATAGTCACGTCAACTGGAGACTCGTCAGAATCTCCTACTTCAATATCAGTTTCTTCGGGCATGTCATTTCCTACAATGTGAAATTATTATGTCTAGACATGTTTAATATCGTCGGGTTCTTTAATCGTCGATATAACTTCGTCGTCGTTAATTATCCGGACTTCTCCTCCGTCAATCTTAAAACGAGCGCCGGAATACCTTCCAATGCAGACCCACTGGCCCTCTTTGCACCACGGGGCGCAATCTGGTCCAAACTTACTTTCATCCTGATACGCCAATGGTCCGACTTTAAGGACATAAGCAACAACAGTTGCCAAGGCCTCTCTGTCTCTTGTCGTATCTGGAATGTGAATTCCGCCATCTGTCGTGGCTTTGCCGGCGTAGGGCATTACCAAAATGCGCCACCCTGTGGGCTGCGGAAGGCGCTCACTTAACGATAAATCAAGCAAAGAAGGGTCTAAAACCTTATCTTTCTGATTTACATACGCGGAAGCTACTGCTTCTTTCTTAGTCTTTTGTTTCTTAGCTATATGATCTGGAACATATAGGGTCTTACTCATTCTTCCTCCGATTTCTGCAACTGGTCTTTTATCTCACGTTCAGAAAACTCAAGTCCCTGAAGTTCGCCAACCAATTGTTTATATGCGTCCATGCTCCGAGGGCTACCCTGAAGGATGGACTGTTCAGTAAGAGTTATTCTCTCTTGAATAGCCTTCAACAAGCAATACGCGAAAGTTGTCGGATCCGCCATACTTTAATAAGAACCGCTAAATCTTTTTCCACGAACCGCGCCGCCTTTGGCGTATTTAATTGTCTTAGGGTTTGTTTTACCTTTATGCACGCCGCCATTCATGTAACCAAGTTCTTGATATGTATTATGTACCGCGCCACCCATATTGCGATCATACTTACCGCTTTCAGCATCCTTCGCGACTTTTTCGTAAGCCCTCCGTAATGCAGGGTCGGTAAGATCAAGAAGAGGCGCGCCATTTTCCATCCCTGTCGCCTCCATAATAAAATTGATATCCGCAGTTCTGGCGGCGCTGTCAGGATATTCATAATCAGAAGTCGCTTTATCTTCTCCAGGCATCAGAAAGTCCCCTTTCCATCGTTGTTGTTAAAATACCGGCCACGGACCTGTGACTCCGTGCCTTGGATCAACTGCTCCGTGTCACTTTCGATTTCCTTACGGCCAGATTCAACGGGAACATCCTCACCACCAAAGGCGACA